GAGACGGAACGGACTACGACCTCGAGCGAATCAGCCGCGGCGAGTACATGAACTTCCCGAACAAGACTTCGCAGGGCCGGCCCAGTCAGTTCTTCTTTGACCGGCAGGTGCAGCCCAAGTTCGTGCTTTGGCAAACGCCCAACAGTTCGACGGACACGCTGGTCTATTATTATGTGCGTCGGATCGAAGATGCGGACAGCCTGACAAACACCGCGGCGGTCCCCTTCCGCTTTCTCCCGTGCGCGATATCCGGGCTGGCCTACTACCTGTCTGTAAAGCGTGCGCCGGAGCGGATGCAACTTCTCAAGTCGATGTACGACGAGGACTTCCTGCTAGCTGCAGCGGAAGACGTGGACCGAGTGCCGTTGCGCTTGGTGCCCGGATCGAGGTGACGCATGGCCTTTGCATCAGGAAAGAACGCGTGGGGGATTTCTGATCGCTCCGGATTTCGCTATCGTCACCGTGATATGCGGAAAGAGTGGACGGGCGCCCTTGTCGGCAAGGACGAATATGAGCCCAAGCACCCGCAGCTAAAGGCTCCCAAACACCGCGCGGATCCAGAAGCGATCCGCAACCCCCGTCCCGATCGCGTCGAGCCCGTCGTTGTTTATGTCGGCATTTGGACGCCCGAGACGTGGCGTGATTATTCGGTTGTCGGCTTTGGTAAGGTCGGCCAGTTGGAGGTAAGCACCCCATGACCATGACCTACGGTGAGCTCAAGACGGCGGTGCAGGACTTTGTCCAGTCCACCGAAACAAGCTTTGTCAGCAACCTGCCTCTTTTCATCCGCCTTGCAGAAGAGCGGATAATGAAAAACGTGCGGTTGAACCTGTTTCAGAAAAACGCTTCTGGGACGACGACCTCGGGCAACAAGTACGTGGCCGCGCCAAGCGACTTCCTCGCCCCGATCTCGCTCAGTTTGACGATCGGCGGGGAACAGACGTTTCTTTTGCTGAAGAATGCGGACTTCGTGCAAGAGTACATCCGGGACAGCGCCTCGGGTGCTCCCGTTTATTTTGGTCAGTACGATGTGGACAACCTTATTCTTGCCCCAATTCCGGACAGCGCATATGCGCTGGAGATGCATTACCTATACCGCCCAGCGAGCCTCACGGCCGGGAGCGACAGCGGCACGACGTGGTTGAGTCAAAACGCAGAGGTGGCACTTCTTTACGGTACACTTGTAGAGGCCTATACATATCTCAAAGGCGATCAGGACCTCATGGTGCTGTACAGCCAACGCTTCGCAGAAGCATTACAGCGCCTCAAAAACCTTGGAGAAGGTCTCGAGACAACTGACGAGTATCGGACGGGCAAGCTGATGCGACCAAAAACCTAAGGAGAGACGTCCATGGCCATCACCACCGCGATGTGTTCCACCTTCAAGGAGCAGCTTCTAGAAGGTGTTCATAATTTCAACACACACACGTTCAAGATGGCGTTGTACACATCGAGCGCCACGCTCGGGGCGTCCACGACAGCCTACTCCGCGACCAACGAAGTCTCTGGGACCGGGTACTCGGCAACGGGTCAGGCGTTGGATAGTCCGACGGTCACGCTCAGTGGCACTACAGCGTTTGTGGACTTCGCTGACGAGACGTGGCCCAGCGCCACCATCACTGCGCGAGGCGCCTTGATCTACAACAGCACTGCCGCGGGCAACCCCGCGGTGGCTGTGTTTGATTTCGGGTCGGACAAGACCTCGACTGCCGGCGACTTTGTTGTACAGTTCCCAACCGCGGACGCTTCGAACGCAATCGTCCGCCTCGCATAAGAGGTTCCCATGGCTGACGTTACCGTCACGCTCACGGGCGTATCGGCCACTGTTGAAGTCGGCCGCGTACTGGTATGGGGGTCGATAATCCCAGACCAAGACCCCAACTGGTCCGGCATTGGTCCGGCGCAGGCGGCGAACTGGTCCGAAGTGCACCCGGGCGCCTCGGATGGGTGGTCTGGCGTCACCCCCTCTACAACCGGCGGCTGGTCTGATATAAGTCCCGCACCGGGAAGTACGTGGACACAGAAGGTTGCCTAACATGAGAAAAATAACGGAACTAATCGTTCACTGCACTGCGACACCGCCGAACTTCATGCCGAACGCCACGCCTGCGCAGCGCGTTGACGAGGTTCGCCGCTGGCATGTGGAGGATAACGGATGGTCAGATATTGGCTATCATTACCTGATTGATCGGGGCGGTCAGCTACTCAACGGACGGCCTATCAGCAACGCGGGCGCACATGTCAAAGGCCACAATTCTGACACGATTGGGATCAGTTTATTTGGCGGCAAAGGCGGCACAAAAGATCAAGCCTTCGAAGACAACTTCACGCCGGAGCAAGGCGAGACACTGCGCAAGCTGATCGGTCGATTGCAGAGTGAGTATGGACTAGACCTCACGATCAGTGGTCACCAAGAATACGCCAACAAGGCTTGCCCCTGTTTTGATGTGCGGCGATGGCTGAATAACCGCCCTGTACGTACAAGCGCCGTACAATCAACCACGCTGCAAGCCTCGGCAACTGCGGCTGTCTCTGGTGCAACGGGCGTTGCCACGGCTGTCTCGGCACTGGATGGCACCGCGCAGATTGTCGTCGTTGTGGCGGCCTGTGTGGGCGCGTTCGCGTTGCTGTATATTATGCAAGAGCGTATCCGCAAGTGGGGTCAGGGCGATAGATGACGTGGCTGATTGGCTCTCGGCTTGGGCGTTACGCTCTGCTGGCAATGGTGCTGGCCGCGGCCGTCGGCTCGGGCATCCTATACATCCGAAACGCCGAGAAACGCCGTGCCGTGATGAAAGCGTTGCAAGCCGCCCTTAAAGCGGCACAGGCGAGAAAGGAAGTGGACGATGAGATTCTCGGTATGTCTGACGATCAGCGGACTGATGCTTTGTCTCGCTGGATGCGTGAACCCTAAATCGTGTGATTGGGCGACTCCGATTCGCCCGTCCACGCAAGACGTGTTGACCCAAGACACGGTAAAACAGATACTGTCACACAACACGCTCGGCGAGCAGCTGTGCGGTTGGAGCCCGTAGGAGAGGCGCATGCCCAGTTCATACACAACCAACGTCGCAATCGAAAAGCCCGCGGACGGCGAACAGGTCGGCAACTGGGGTGACACCGTAAACGACAACATGGATATAGTCGATCGATTGACGAGTCAGGTGGGGGCTATTGCCTTGACCGGGTCCACGCACACGTTGACAACGTCAACATCCGGCGCCTTGTCCGAGGGCCACTATTCGGTGATTAAGTTCACGGGGACTCCGGGGTCCACCTGTGTGGTGACGATCAACCCGAATACTATCGAACGCTTATACACGATTTACAACACATCGAACCAAACGGTGACGATGACGCAAGGGTCGGGCGGGAACGTCGACATCCCTGCCGGCAAAACAAAGGTCATTTACTCCGATGGAGCGGGTAGCGGCGCCGAAGTCGTGGATGTCAGTGCAGGTCTCGTGGGATCAACGCTTAACGCAATCGGGGACTTGGCCGTCACGGATGGCAATTTCATCGTGGGCAACGGCTCTACATGGATCGTTGAAAGCGGGGACACTGTGCTCGGTTCGTTGGGTGTCACATCCACTGCGGCAGAACTCAATATTCTGGACGGCGTGACTTGGTCGCTGACCAGCTACAACACGCTCACATCCACTGCGGCGGAGCTCAATATTCTGGACGGCGTGACTTGGTCGCTGACCAGCTACAACACATTGACGGCCACCGCGGCAGAACTCAACACGCTGGATGGCATCACGGCCACCGTGACGGAGTTGAACTACACGGACGGCGTCACAAGTGCGATTCAGACGCAGCTGGATGCGAAAGAAGCCGCAGACGCGGAAATCCTGAAGGCGGACACCGACGACAATCTGACTGCCGGATACACCGCGACCGCAGCCGACGACGGCACGAAGTCCAGCGGCACATACACCCCGGCCCCTGCGGCCGGGAACCTGAAGCGGATCGTGAACGGTGGAGCCTTTACGCTCGCCGCGCCGACCGCGTCA